TCATATAATCCTTATGGAAGTATACGGCAAAATACTGGTTCATTTTTTGCTCGTTCAATGGAAAAGAAGATAGTTGAAACACATTTTTGTAGAGTTATGCCAAATGAAATGATTTATTCAAATAATCCAACATATCTATCTGCAAGTCAAGAAAATGTTAAATACAGATATTTTCAAAGACAAGGTGGTGCATACATAACTACTATTGGTTTATACAATGATAATAGAGAACTTCTTGCAGTTGGTAAATTAGAAAAACCACTTTTTAGAAAAAATAATGTTGAAACTATATTCCAAGTAAGAGTGAGGTTGAACTAATGTCTTTTCAATTTGGAAATAATATAAGTCTTGCTTGGAAAAAATTAAAAGCAGGAGAACATACGGTAAGGGAATTTCAGGCAAATAAATTGTACCAATTGAGTTCCGATCCTAATAATGTATTTAATTACAGACAAACTAGACTTGGATTATATCGAACATTTTTTCCTGAAAATTTTAAATATTTTGGACAGGTTGCAAATTTATCATCATCATTATATGAAAGAATTTTTACAACACAGAGTTTGGATCCAAAAGTTCTTTGGTATTATATGGATCATAGATACTATGCACCAATAACAACTCAAAAAATTCCTTCTACTGTAACCGATGATAATTTAATTGCAAATCACTATTTAAGTGGTTCTATTTTTGTTATACCAAGAGATATGTTCGGTGAAGGTATAAAAAAGAAAAGTGTTGAAATATCAATATATGATGCATTAACATCATCATTGAATTATACGATAACTGATGATGGTTTTGGTAATTTAATAGATAATTCATTTGATAAATCTAAAATAATAAATCGTGACTATGAATTGATGTATATTGGATTCAATGATAAATACAGAGAATATGGAACATCAAAAAATTACAAAACTGACTATATTGTTGATGAATCGCCATTTTACAATACAATAAAAATTGAAAATAAAAGATATATTGATTATCAAGCCGGAATAAAAACATCAGATACAAACGAAGACACTGGAACATCTGCATATTTTGGTGGAACATATCTTAATGTAAATGAATTTCAAAGATTTAATTTTAACAGAGGTAGGGATTTTTCTTTCAGTTTTTGGCTAAAGATTCCAGAAAATCAAACAGATATATCAACTACTTACAATAATATATTTGATAAAAAAACAGTAGAAGATTCAACGTTGAACACAGATATAACACAAGTTGGTGATGGTGATCAACCTGTTGAAATGATAAAAATTTCAAAAAAATATCCATTTGACATTTATCTGAATAATCAAACATCTGATATAAATAAATCAATAACTTTTAAACAGGGATCAGAGTTATTATATTCAGAAGTAACATCATCTGCCTTGACTGCAAATGTTTGGCATCATGTTGTTTGTCAAAAGACCGGAAGTAATTATCAAATATGGGTAGATGGTGTATTGGAAAATACACAAAATAGAATAATAACAACTAATGTTGATAATAACTATAAATTTTATATTGCAGGTAATGGAACAACATCAAGTAAATTTACTGGTAATCTTGATGAAATACGAATATATCGAAAGGCATTAACCTCAACGGAAATATCAAATTTATATGATAATAGTTTTGAAAATGGTTATGCATATCAAACTGCAAGAATTGGTAATGTTTTTTATGGTCATGGGATAATATGTGTATCGGATTCAAGACCAAAATATAAAAATACATTTTTGGGTAAAACTGGAAATTATGATTACAACGATGATGAGAATGGGTTTTTATTAAAATATAGAAGTACGGTTACATATTGGGAACATGAAGTTATATGTAAACTGCGTAAAAATGAATTTAATTTTACACAAAATCCAAGTCTTTATACTAATCCGGAAATGGGTTCTATGCTAACAGATACTTATGCTACCAATCCAAACTTTAATCCATATGTCACAACGATTGGTTTGTATAGTGACAAAAGAGAATTGGTTGCAGTTGCTAAATTTGCAAATCCTGTTGAAAAAAGAGATGATGTTGATATGAATTTTATAGTAAGGTTTGATTTGTAATGCGTAGAAATCAAGTTGCAATAAAACATGGGTTTCGTAGTGGATTGGAAGATACTGTAAATGATTTGTTGAAAGAAAGTAAAAAATCATTTAGTTATGAAACTGAAAAAATATCCTACATACAACCAGAAACTAAACACAACTATACACCAGATTTTGTTCTAACCAAAATATCTGGTCAAAAAATGTATGTTGAAACAAAGGGTAGATGGGTAAAGACGGATAGATTAAAGTTTGACCTTATATTTGAACAATATCCCCAAATAGATATTCGTTTTGTATTCCAAAATCCAAATGCAAAGTTATACAAGGGAAGTAAAACAACTTATGCTCAATACTGTGACAAGAAGGGTTGGCTATGGGCAAAAAAAGAAATACCGGAAGATTGGTTAGATGAATGTTTGGATTTGTAAAAAAAAATAAATGTATATTTATTGTAAACTAAAATAACTAAATTTTCTAAATCGAAGTGAGAGAAAAACATATGTTAAAACTCAAAGATATATTAACAGAAGCCGTAGAAGGAGAAATAAAATGGGAAACCGATCCAATGGTAGACGGCTTCAACGGCATATTTCTTGGTCCAGATGGCAAAAATTTTAGAATAAAGATTGGGAATCTCCCATTAGACTATATTACACCTGCAGACAAACAACTACTTGATACTTTATGGAAAGATAAAACATCTGAATCCAAATTTGATGATTATGGTTATGTATGTCTATGTTATGATACAAAAACAAAGGGGCGTGGAAAATTGGATTCATCTACAATATCAAAAGTTTCAAATATGTTTGTAGATATTCTTGCTGCTAAACTTAAAGCAGATAGAGTAGAATATGTATATTTTCAATCATCTAAACGTCCGGTATCAGGGCAACTCCATTCAATGATAGCTCCTAAAATTGCATCAAAAATGGGATTTCAAGTTAAACAGATTAAAAGTGGTTGGATGGTAGGAAAAGATATATTTAAGTAATAAAATGCTTGTAATTGTCACAAATTTTTACTATATTTGTGACAATTATTATTTTACATAAAGTGCGTTTTATGATTAACTACGATTTGTTATCTCTTGTAGAAAAAGTTCTCGGTAAAGGTAGACGAACATCTGGCAACAATTATTCTTTCTTCTCACCATTCATCAGTCATTACAAACCAAAACTTGAAATAGATTTATCAGTAAACAACAATTCAGAAAACCCATGGCATTGTTGGGTTAGTAATGCTAAAGGTAGAAGTATTGTTTCACTTTTCAAGAAATTAAAAGTCGGTAGACAATTTCAAGAAGACCTCAATAAAATTCTCAAAACAAAAAACCTATACATTCAGAATAAAAAAGTAGAACAAGAACAACTGACTTTACCAAAAGAATTTATCAGTTTATATCAGTTTCCAAAGATAAAAGATATTCAGATAAAAATGCAGATGAAACAATCATTGAATTATTTGAAATCAAGAGGAATTGGTAGAACAGATATTTTGAGATATGGTATTGGTTATTGTCCGAGTGGAAATTATTCCGGCAGAATTATTGTTCCATCTTACGATGATAATTTCAATCTAAACTTTTTTGTTTCTCGTTCTATATTTGAAGAAGATGTATTGAAATATAAAAATCCAAAATGGAGTAAAGATGTTATTGGGTTTGAAAGTTTCATAAATTGGGAAGAACCTATTACACTCGTTGAGGGTGTATTTGATGCTATTACTGCCAGATACAATGCAATTCCACTATTTGGCAAAATAATACAACCAAGACTTATGGAAAAGATATTGTTGCGTAAACCACCAAAAGTAATTGTTGCACTTGATAATGATGCAATGAATGATGCGATAAAAATTTCATCCAAACTACTATGTGAGGGTATCGAAGTATCAATGGTCAAGATGGAACAAAAAGATATAAATGAAATGGGTTTCAAAGATTTTGTTGGTGTTAAACAAGAAACAAAACCCACAGACAGTTATGACATAATTAAACAGAGGATATTATATGCGTAAAGAAACATTGTGGGTTGGATCACTTGCTAAAGTAGATACAATTATTCATATTGCAGATGTTCATATTCGTAATCTTAAAAGACACGAAGAATATCGTAGTGTATTCCAAAGGGTATATGATGTTTGTAGAAAAAAAGTTGAAGAAAACAAAAACACAATAATATATCTTGCAGGTGATATTGTTCACGCAAAAACAGATATGACTCCCGAATTGGTTGCAATGGTAACTGAATTTTTAGATACACTTTCAAGAATTGCACCAACTGTTTTAATTGCGGGAAATCACGACTGTAACCTTAACAATATGAGTAGGATGGATGCACTTTCACCAATAGTTTCTCTTATCGATGATGAACACAACAATCTTTTTTATCTAAAAGAAACTGGTGTATATGAACTTGAAAATGTGGACTTTGTTGTAAATTCTGTTTATGAGAATCCTGAAAATTTTATTTTGGCAAAAGATGTTAATGGTGGAAATAAAACAAAAATAGTTTTATATCACGGTCCTGTTGATAGAGCAGCAACTGATGCAGGTGTTCTTATGAAACACAATCAAGTAAAGGTTGAAATGTTTGATGGTTTTGATTATGGTATGTTTGGTGACATACATAAGTTCCAATATCTTGATGTAGATGGAAAGTTTGCTTATGCAGGTTCACTAATTCAACAAAATTACGGTGAAGGATTAACTCATGGAATAATTGAATGGGACATTAAAAACAAGAAATCAAAGTTTATTGAAATTGAAAATGATTGGTCGTATCATACCATTGATGTTGAAAATGGTAAAATAAAAAAACTACCAACAAAGTTTACAAAATACAATTCAATTCGTTTGAGAATAACAAACACACCCCATTCCGAAGTCAATCAGATAATGACCGATTTGAAATCAATGACGAATGTTATAGACATCAGAACACAGCATCTTGTTGGTTCTAGCAATGGAAATGTTCAAACAAAAGTAAATCCAATCGGTAAAATTCGTGATGTTGAATATCAAAACAAATTGATTACGGACTATGTAAGTGATAAGTTTTCAGTATCAGATGAAATACTTGAAAAGATAA